ACTTCAATAGCATTATCAGGATTGAAATCAACCTTAACATCCGCTATAGTTATTGGTGCGTTTGATGGCTGTGCTATTGTTGTAGCGGCAGGAGCAGGTGTTTCAACAGGAGCTTGCTCAGTAGCAGGTGCTTCTACTACAGGCTCAGGAGCCACTGCTTCCACTACAGGAGCAGGGGCTGCAACCTCTACTACAGGAGTAGGTGCATTGAAATCCAATGTAAGAGCAGGAGCTACCTCAGGCTTAGCCTTTTCCTTTTTAGCAGGAGCAGCAACAACTTCTTGTGCAACGGTCACAGGGTTTCGATACATTGAGTCTCGTATCGTAAAGTCCTTGTTCTTTCCTTTGTTCTCAACGAAACCAAGTGACTTATAAAAGTCAACAAGTCTTTTTACAGAGGTCCCGCCAAAGGATGTAGAAGGTGTAAGCGCCAATCTCTTGCCCGCTCTATCTGCAAATTGTACCACTTCTTCCATGACTTTTGTACCAAGACCTGTATTTCTTTGGTCTTTAGGCACAACTATCTTAGGAACAGATATTGAATTATCAGTTTGATTGTCCTGAAGCTCTAGCTCTACTCCATATTTAGCGCTTAACTCATCAGCAAACTCTGATGTTGTTTTTGTTTCAGGCGTTACTTTTTCTTGGACACCCGCTTCGGAAACGACTTGAGGTTCAGCCTGAATATATTCTTTTACATTTATAACCTGACCTGCTTTTGCAGTAGGAATCCTCAAGTGAGCCTCATCACCAAACGTATCGTCTACAATTAATTGCTCGACAGGAACCTTTAGTTTTACAATTGCATTACCATATCCTTCATTCTGCCCGGTCTCTTTGGTTGAAAAGAACACACCATCTTCAAGGCCCTGCATCTCACCTGTTCTTTCAATCTCTGCCTTATTTTCGGGGGTAGTTCTATGGTAAACAGTTACCATCCCGTTCTCATCTATATCAGCCTTGTTGTCATTTAACTCATCAATTAAATCCTGAGAATTAAGTAGTTGGTCCCCTGACAGTCTCTTGCCTAAGCTACTTTTAGCTGATTCAATTATAGGGACTACTTCTTGGGCTTGACCTTCTTCGGCAACGACTTGAGGTTCTGCTTGGGGTTCTCCTTGCGCCACTTCTTGGCTAACTGTGGCTCCTGACTGAACAGGTACTTCACCTGCTGCTTGCTCTTGAACGGCATCTTGTTGTATAGTTTTAGGTTTACCAATAATTTTATAAGTAGTAGGCTGATATGGGTCATCAGGCTCTACTTCTTGTATTTGAAAATCAATCTTCTTGTATGAATTTGCAAGGTTACCAATGATACCCTGAGCTTGCTGCTCAGTCAATGCGTCATCGGCATACTCTAAAGCCCCGTCAGGGGATTCAATAAAGTTATAGTTAGCGCTACCATAGGAAAGTACTCTAGGCTTAGTCTCCTCAAGAACTTTTACAGTCTCTTTTAAAGATTCATTATTAGAATCAACCTGAGCTATCTTCTGCTCTACATCTTTAATTGATTTGTCAATCTCTTCAATCTCCTTATCAGATGTAGCTCTGGCTCTTCTTCCTAGCAACGCTGTAAGCACACCGTTCATAATTGCACCTACTGTACCGCCTACAGCAGCAGACTCCCCTACGCCATCTAAGAAGCTTCTAGTAGTACCATATATAGCATCTGCTGTTACGTTCTCATATACAGCCTGAACACCTTCAGTGATAAATTCTTCGCCACCACCAACTACTGCTCTCTTTAAAACTTCAACTCCTGTGTTACCAACTAAAGCATTATCCAATCTCTTGAATAAATTGTTGACTGGCAACATCTCCAGAGGGAAAGTCATCACTGCATTTTGAATAGCGAATCCAAGTGCCTCATTCTCTGTGGCCCCTTCTAGTTTTGCTTGTTCGTATGATGGTGCAGCTACCTGTGAAATAGTTAAAACCCCCTGAGGAGTTCCTATTCGAGACACTACGTTTTTACCATAATTAGCAACAGCCTGCATTGAAATGCCCTTCTTACCTGCTTCCTTAACAATAGCCTTAGCGCCTCCAGACATTCCTCCTGTAAGCAATATAGGGACCATTTGCCCTAAAGCATTTGCAGTTTGTCCCCAGAATCCAGACTCAATATCTTTATCTGTTGGTATAAAACCATCTACTAAATCCTTCCATTCACCAGCAGCTTGGAAGAAATTAACATTAGCCCCTCCCATTTGAATGGATATATCAAGCGCAGAAGTCTCATCAACTATACTAGTCTTTGCAGCTAGGTTTCGTGCAGCAGCGGTAGCTATTGCCGCAGTTTCTAAAACGTCTGCTGGAAACTTGACAGCTCCTTTAGTTAGAACTTTACCTATTTCTCCAACTACCTTAGGAATACTCTTCCCTATAAATTCAGGGGCTCTACCCGTAGTCTTAACACCAGAGATGCCCATTGGGCCAAACATTACCTCTTCAGTATACTTGGGCTCTGTAGGCTGTTCAGGTTGAACAGATGGTGTTTGTTGAGGCAAAGGCTTTCCGGGCTGATACCCGAACTTAGCCATCTCAGGAGTTGCTTCAGCTGATACGGGCGAAACCGAAGAACCAAGTCCCGAAAGTAATGCCGTAGTATCTTCTTTTTTTTTTAACTCAGTTTGTTGTTGAGCAGATATATTAAACTCAGGAAATTTTGAAAACAACTCATCTTCTGTGGCGTATTTACCACTATTAGATGTAGCAACAAAATCTTTTAACGCTTGAATATCATACCCCTGTAACTCAGGAAATTTTGATAATAATGTAGACTCATCAGTATATTTGCCACTATTGGATGTAGCAACAAAATCTTTTAACGCTTGTCTTAAATCAGTCATAATTAATTATATTATTATCTTACATTACCACCTGCTGCAGTTGTCCCTCCAGCTGCGCCTTTAGGTTGATTAGGTACGTTATTTAATTTAGCCCAAGCTTCAGCTTCTCCTTTTGCGGTAGCCGCTGCATCTTTACCTACGTCTGTATTGAATGTCCTTGTCTTCCCATTAGGGGCTGTAACTTTAACTCTATTACCCGTATCAAGTTCACTAGGGGTCAAATCCTCTACAATAAAATCAGGCCCGAATGCTTCTTGAAAAGCTGCTGCAGCTTCAGTAGACTCCTGAGTAAAAGCATCGGTAGGTATAACAAATTTAGCCGCAGAAGGCGGAGGAGTTGATGTAATAGCAGTTACATTGGTAGTTAAATTAGATGGCTTATTTCCAATTGTTGAGTAAGCAGCTTTTAGAGCAGCATCTTCATTTTCTACTCCAAATGCACTTATTATACTACTAGCTATTTTTTTAGGGTCACCTTTTAAATCAAATACAGACTCCCCTGTCCCATCCATGTTTCGAACTATAATTTTACCATCTTCTCTTACAACTTGTCTTCCTGCAAATTGACCTGTGTATCTAGCCGAATTTCCAACATCTTCATCCGTCAAACCTGCAATGAGTGTACCTAAGTTTTCACCAAAGTTTTTAGCATCTTTCATTTTATCCCCTCTATCCAAAACTGCAGCAGATGGGTCTTGACGTTGAACCTGCCCGCCTGTTTTGATTTCTTCTTTTCTAGTGACCATGCTTAACAATTGCTGAGTCATATAGTCTTCAGCCTTCTTCTCTAGCTGTTCTGAGAACTTATACTCAGCTCTTCCTGTATTAGGGTCTATTACTTTAAGAATTAAGTTAGGGTCTTTAGCTGCCACATTAGGGTCCATAGTAACTTGCACACCTAATGTATCAGCAAGCAATGATGCCTTTTGAAATGGGCTAGAAATGACTGTTCCAACAGCGTCTCTAATAGCTTTGTAATAATTAAATATTTCTTGATTAGTCTCAGGGTCAATATCTTTTCTGTTTCTAAGGTCTTCTACAGATTTAATACTTGCTAGCTTACTTAATGTAGCTGGGTCTAATGTAGATTGAATCTCTACACCTAAGCTATCAGCTATCGGAGTCAAAGACTCCCTAACCCTAAACTTATCTATTCTTGTGTAGATAGCCCCGTCTATGTATTCCATTCCACGGGTACTACCATCCTTTAAGCCCATTACTTTTTGGCCATTAATTTCCTTCTCTTCTTTTAAACCAACATTAACCTTTCCTGTAGGGGCATCAATAAAGAATCCTGACTGTCTAAAATTACCGTATCCTTGAATTTCTTCTAAAGCTTGTATTTCTAGGATTGATGATTTGTCTGTTCTTGCTCTCTCCATTAACTCACCGTATTGAGCTTGGAATTCTTTCATGGCCTGAAAGCCTCTTGTCGTTCCGTCAACTAAATTCTGACGGGCAATCATATAATCCTTTGGCTTCAATAAACCACTCTTTAAAAGTTTTTCTTGCTGAAGCATATACTGACTTGCTTGGTCAGCGAATCTAAGCGCCTCTTCTTTTGCGCCAACGTGTTCTCCTTGAGGAGCATTTGAAAGCTGTTCGGCATACTTACGTGTAGCCTCATCAAGAGCGGCTTTCTTTTCTTCCCTTAAAGCAACTTCATCACGGAGCATATCCGTCATGTTCTTACCTATCTCAGCCCAATTGACCTGAGACTCGGCACTACGTTCAGCGTATTTATAAAATGTTGCCATTGATTATTATTTATTTATTCCAAGCAAATCCTATATTAGGGAATACAGCAGGAGTGCCTGTTAATTTAGTCGCAGGAGGAGTATAGGTAGGACTAAACGATTGAACTGTATTTGGCAACATACCCTTTATCTTTTTCAATGTTGCAGCAGGAACACCTAATAAAAACTCATCAAGGTCTGGCTTACTCATTTTAGATACTTTGCTAAAATCAATTCCATCAACATTCCCTAACTTGGCCAAATTATTACTTATACCTGTCTGGCTTTGACCAAAATCTTTAGACAACATTTTCTCAATGCCACTGGCCTGTCTAGCTGAAGCAGTCTTCTCAAATAATGGAGCCTGTGAAGCCAATTGACTTCCAAGACTAGTAAGTCCCTCCATGCCCTGTGCCGTTGCTTGAGCCCCTAGCTCCTGCGCATTAGCAGCAGCAAGCTGAGCTCCTGCAACTTCTTCAAGGTCTAGCTGAACACCAATATCTCTAAGCCGTCCCTCCTCCTGAGCGCTAAGCATCTCAAGTTGTTGCAGGTCCTGACCCATTGCACTTCTTATAGCACCTTGTCCTTCGTTGGCAGCCATCTGAATACGACCAGCTGTAGCTGCCGCACCTCTCTCGCTCTCAACACCAGCTTGAAGAGCCTGAGCTCCTTGTGCAAGCATGGCTTCTCTCTGTAACTCATAAGGCTCCTTCTGTATCGCTAACTTATCGTATACGTTAACCTCAAGCTTTTTACGTGCTTCTTGCATAGCCGCATCTGCTGCGGACTCTGCCTCTCTCATTAACCTACGTTGCTTTCCAGCGTTAGCAAAAGACATACCTGTTGTAGCTGCTGTAGTCGCTAATCCAATCCCTGCCGCTACTGTTGTAAATGCTGCCATATTATAATACTTTTATCATTTCAGATGTGTATGAGTCTCCTTTAATGTATCCAAGTTCCTCATACGTCTTTATTAAACTTTGATTCTTAATAAGTGCATACACGTACTTGCATCCAACTAATCCGCATATTTCAGTCAATCTAGAGACCAATAATTCAAGTGCGTATTTCCTTAGTTCTTTCTTGGTGTAATACTTATTAGAAATAATCCAATCTACCCACCCTACTTTAGAGTTAGTAAGATACATATATCCTGCGCAAATTGGAACATCACCGTCATAAACTATGATGCCACCTTTGCCATCATTAGGAAGGAAGTCCTTTTGTGGAGGCTCCCATCCCCATTGGCCCCACCATTCTACAAGGATGTCTTCGTAATCCGTTTCGCTTAACTCTCGTATTGTTAGTGCCATGCTATAACAAAGATATTAATTTTAAGGGAAACTTTTCATTACGTCTGCCTCAACAGCATAGAGCTCAATCTTATCCGTGTAAGTATTCTGCATATCAAATACGCAGTAATGACCAAGCACTCCATGAGATTCAGCAACTGAATTCTTAACGTAAAATATAAATGCATTCTGGATAGGTATAGGAGTCGTTCCGGCTATCGTGGTATCAATTGTTATCTGATTAATACTGCTAGGCAGATTCACTGTTATAGCCGTTACTCGACCAGCCAGTACAGGCGTGCCATAGGACGGAGGAAGTGAGAAATACAAAAGGTCTCCGATGCTTATGATGCTACCAATAGAAACGCTAGTAGGGAATCTAATTACATTACCTCCAACAACCTGACTGCTTTGACCAATACCATTCACACTTCTTAGGGACAGTTCGCCTGCAGCATTGTTTCTAATGAAAGCAAAGTATGTGGCTTCTTTCTTCTCAAACCAATCCAATTGGATAAAGCCTGACACCTGTATGTCGGTCTCTAATGTAAAGGCCCATGGGGCATCTCCTTGTATGTCTATCGTTTTGAATACCTTATTCTCTAGTACAGAAGTGTTAAACACACTCTTCATTCTAGTTGGAGTAAAGTCTGCATTTGGTGTACCATTCTTGGCCTGCCAAGGAGTGTAGAACGTGTTCCTTTCCTCGTTGGTATTGTGCCTGTATAAATCCCCGCCCTTAAACGTATAGAAATAATTGTTCATCCCTATCATCCAGTCAGGATAATAAGAATAGAAGGAGACCCATCCGGGCCCCGCTTCGCTGTATGTTAGTGTATAGTTTGCCATAATTATTAAGGACAAGTTCCAAATTGAATAATCGCTCCATTAGAATCCACTCGATACCAATTGTTAGCACCCGCAGCTGTTGTCTTGTAGTAGCCCGTGCTTAGTTTAAACTGACCATTAATATCACTGAATACTAGGTCATATAAACCAAGTACTCCAGCGGCACCATTGACATGGGCCACATAGAATGTCTGGTCAATAGCGTTAACACAAGCAGTTGAGCTGTCAAAATTATTAAGACTAGATGCAAATGATGTTAAAGGAGCTGCACATAGAATTTCTATATTGAATTCAGTTGTTGAACAAATTCCAATAAGACTAAGATTCATTATTGATGGACTAGCTGTAGGCTTTGGTATTACCATTACGCATAGGCCCGGAGCTGATGCATTAGTTTGCATTTGCCCAGACAATACGGTTACAGATGTTTCTGTTCCTAATGAAGCAAAAGTAGTTCCATTATACTCAAACTCATCAACATTAGAATAAGGAGAGTTCGCCACTATATTACAATCAAGAGCTGTTTCACCAACAAAAGTATGTAATCCTGCAGTGCCTTGACGCCATCCAAATGAAGGTGATGACAACCCATTATAGTTCACGCTATTATACGTGGCTAATATACCATCAGGAACTCCTTGAGGATTAAATTTAACAATTATCGCTCCAGTGTTTGTGCTTACATTTGTCTCAATATAGTATACACCTTGACCTCCACTACCAGTTATTGAGCCACCACATGGGATTGGAACCAGACAAGTACCAAACAAAACAATTGCTCCATTAGCATCTACCTGATACCATTCATTAGCACCTGCATCACTGGTCTTATAAAACCCTGCTGATAACTTTGATTGCCCATTGGCATCACTAAATACCAAGTCGTATAAGCCAAGAACACCACCAGACCCATTCACATGAGCTACATAATACGTTTGGTCTATAGCATCAGCGCAAGCCAATTCACTATTAGCATTCACTGTGCTTGAATCAAATGATGGCAACGAAGCTGGACAAGCTACTGAAATACTGAACTCTGTTCCAGAGCATGGTCCAATAAAAGTAAGGTTCAATATAGATGGGCTTGCTGCTATTTTTGGGATTACCATCAATGTATTTCCCGGTGCCAACGCTGTCAAGTCCATTTGTCCTGCCAATATACTTACAGATGTATCTGTACCTAGAGCGGCAAAATCTGTCCCATCGTACTGGAATTCATCCAAAGTATATGGAGAGCCTGCTACTATACCACAATCAGCAGAAGCTAATCCAATATAAGTAGGTAGTCCTGCTGTACCCTGAAGCCAGCCGTATACAGGTGAAGACACACCATTGTATACAACAGTATTGTAAACTGCCTTAATGCCATCTGGTATGTTCAGAGGATTAAATCTAATAACAACAGCGCCTATAGCCGAGCCTAAATCCGTATTAAGGTAATAGATACCTTGAACTCCATCTTCAGATATAGTTTCCCCGCAAGGGATAGAACAAGAAGGACAGATTTGCTGAGGCAGAAGTACGCAGTCAACTAACTCCCTTGATATGAAACCATCTGAGTAGAATCCATTTGGGGCACATACCGTTAAAGCTGCGTTTGTGAACACAGCTGTAGCGGAGCCTAGTGATGGAGCGTTTAAATAATACGTTGAACTTGTAGCCATTATATTTTATTTTTTATTTTAAACCACTTCACACCCACAGCAAACATCAATTAAAGTAGTATCAGAGTAGCACAATGTTACAGGAGTAGAATCTCTAAAATCCCAAACAAGATACAAGTAATCCTGCAAAGCAGGCACTGTAAATTCTGCATAATTAATATTACCACCGCCTTGATTTGGCGTAGCTGTACTAGCCAATCCTAGCAACGTAGTTATGTTTGCAGGAGTATTAGCGTACAAGGTATTTGACATCAAGTACTTGAACTTGTCTGTAGCAGGGTTGAACACAAACGTATCCGTAGACAGCTTATTAGCAATAATTCTAAGAGTGCTAGTCGCTGGCGGGAAAGACCCCGAACCCACAGGCCCTGTCAATGCGCTGTATCTTGATACCAAAGGATTCTCATCCGAAGATAAGAACGTAGTAAGAACAGATTGCAATGGCGAAGTAAATACTCCATTAGTATATCTATACTCGGTATGTATAGTCTGCTCTGCTTCAAAATTATTTGTCACAACCACTTGGACAATTGTCAAGCTCTCAGCTACTGTACATCCAGCAATTACAGAAAGTGATATGTCTCCTGTGTACTCAATAGTTATTGTTGCACTCTCAACGGATATGTTATCCTTAGGGAATGAAAGTGTACCACTGGTAGTTTCAGAACCTGTAGTAAACGTGTTACCATCATACGCTACAGTCAGCTCAAATGAAGCACCAGCACTAATTGTCTGTACGGTATAGTCAATGTCTGATGTACCTACAACAGCCCCCAAGTCCACACAATACTCAAATGTTTTTGTTTGAGATGGCAATGTACTAAGAGTGAATGTTTGCAGTATACCACAACCTAAGCACTCAGGGTTCAAAGGAATATCAGTTTCATTACTAGAAAGAACGTACTCATTCATGTATGGGTCAAATCCTCCTAGCTTCTGAGTAGAGTATGAATTATTGAACTCATCTCTAAACCAAGTACGCATACCAAGCTCAGAGATAACAGCCAATTGGTCATTGCCAGTAGAGTTACCTACCAACTGAATGACAGCTCCTCTCTTTACATCAGTAAAGAATCTATTGAATCCCCAGTGAACATAGCTCTCAGGGTTAAAACTGATACCATACTTCTCAGTTCTTGCAATTTGATTACCTAGCACCTCAGGTACAGATGCAATAACACCGCCACCTGTAGAGTCTGAGATAATGTTTTTGCTTGACAACACATAAGATATCTTGTCTTCTTGAAGAACAAGAATGTCAGTTTCTCTACCGTCTAGTATATAGATGTCTCCAAAGGATGGTTCAAGGACTTTGTAGTTAAGCAATCCAAGATTAAACTCGTTGAGCTTATTTACATTTGACTCAGCGCTATAAATACCACTGTAAGTGATGTCTGCAAATCTATCAGCAGCTTTATAATCTTGAGCAGACACACTTGTAACCCTGTTACCAAGGCTAAACGGAGTTCCGACTATTGAGTCACGAATTTTGTAACTCTCAACTCCATTTCCAAATGAGAAGCAATTAAAGAACTTGGTATCAATAATAGCTGGAATCCCTGCGTCAATGTCTTGGTCCTGAACATTGCCCTCGTGGTTTCCATTGACAATAGGAAAAGACATATTGTTTTCGAAAAACACATCAGGCAAAGCCTCAGATGGCTCCGTTTCAAATACAATTACATTATTGGCTTCAAAAACCTGAATGTTTGCAGTTATACTTGACCTCCTTTTATCTCCTGAGCCAACACCATCACACCTTTCTGTGCCTGACATTAATAATGACAACTGATTTGATGATGTGTTTCTAAAAAACCTGTAAAGATTTGTACATACAGATGGTTCATCAGGAGCAAATGGTGAAGCAGGAAGAGAAGATGCTTCTAGCTCATCCTCTATATACTTGTTTTCTACATCACAACCATTGCCACCTACATCTTGAATTCCATCGTTTAAAAATCTAGCAATATTATCTCCATTAAACCAATCCATCATGTTGTCATAGTCAGCTGAAGCAGTAAATGTTTTTACTAAAGTATAAATACGTTTCTCACATACTCTATCTCCATCACCGGGGCCAAGTCTTTGAAACTTTAAATCAAAGGTTATTCTGCTGCCAGAAGGAACAGGGTAATCAACATATCCAAAGCTAGGGTTATCTTCATCTACCCCAGCTTGATTCATAGGGTAACTTAAAATAGGATAGGTTCCTTTTTTATCTACATATACCTCAACTTTACCCGGAGCAATTACACTTTGTTCGTTTTGAACTGCACTAAAACTATTGGCATTAATCTTTACATAAACACCAGCGGGTACAGTTATGAACTCTTCAGGATTTAACTCACTTGGTATTTCTATAAACCCAGAGGGCTGAGATGACTTCTCAAGAACCGTTGCATAAACACAAGTCTGAGTTGGGCCATTTGAGTCTGCCTTTACTATCAATCTATCTCCAACCTCAATTTTTCTTGAATTCTCTCCTTCCAAAAGAAAGTATGTGTCATTGCTAAATGTATCTCTAAAAAATATCGATGAGTAAATTGTTTCGTAATTTTCTTGGTCAGGCTTAATGACAAACTTATATCTTGTAGCCCAAATTGGAGGGCGTTGTGCAGGTGGTATTGTAACCTGAATAGAATTCTGAAATGCAGACTTTCCGCAAGGTATGTGTACGGTGTTATTTTCACTAACCAAAGCCGTTGATGCTCTATTGAAATCATCCATATAAACAATTCCAATCTCATAGTCTCTATTGCTGTGTAGACTTTGTGTATTTGCTACTTCTTGAAATGTGGCACTAGCAGATGATATATCAAAAAGCTCATACACTGTTTCATTAGGTATAATGGTACTATTGACATACTGCATAAAAGGAACTTGCAATCCAATTACATCACTTGCGGGACTTGTAATAATACCAAATGGTTGACCAACAAAAGTAATTCCGCTTCCTGATTTTACGAAATCATCTAAGTTGTTTTGTAACACACAATTAAATGTGTCTGTAAATGTAATGCCATTACAAGCGTTATTAAGAGGTTGAGTATTAGCAATTGTTCCTATTGCATCTTGAAACTCAATACTTGTAGCTAACTCATATACCGATGAATAGTCTTTTACTAAAAAGAAAGAAAAATTTAAATCTATATTATTATTTTCCTGTTCAGGTGGGTTCTCAACTGGTACAACACTTGAAAAACTTACGTGATTAATTGTAAAATCTAAAGTAATGGCAGCTCCTGCTACAAGATTTTGACCAGCTAAATCAAATTCCAAAATTGAATCAGGTACTGTTACAGGAACGTAAAAATATGTTCCATTTCCAAAACTAGTATCAACTTCTTTTAACCCAATTGGCAAAGAGACTAAATCAACACTGTATTCAAACATTACCGGAGCTCCAACATCATCTATAAGGTCATAGCCCTCAATGTAATTACCATACATAAGACGATTGCCCATAATTGTTTGAGCCTTAGCGAACCTTGGTACGTTATCGTAAAGCCTTAGTAGCTCAGACTCTGAAAGAACAGTAAATATTTTACTATTTGTAAATTGATATGTGCGATTTTGATTATTACCAATTCCTAGATTCTTCTTATCAAGCTTTTCAATTACACGAATTAAATTTCCATCAGCTTTTTTAAACAAAAGGTCAATTCCAACCACAAGAGGACCACCTGAGTTATAAGTAATTTCTGCTGAGTTATAAGAGTTAGTCATGCCTTCATTCAAAAAGCTTTCAACACTAAAGTTAAAAGGCTTAGGGATGAACGCAGGAGCAGACCATTGTGATGTTGCACTATACTCTCCGTTCTCATATTTGTATCTATAGGCAAAACAAATAAATCGTGTTTCCAGAAAATTTTCTTGACCACTGACTACAGTAAGCTTTATCTGAGGAGCCTCTACTGGTGGCTTTTTGATTACCAACAAAGACTCAGCACTAACCTCATCAATGTTTGTGATTGGGTTAGGATAGTTCTTTTGGACATTTATAACTCTAGGAGGATTGTAGTCGTCTGTAAAAAACAGAAGATTATTGTCCAAAATATCTACTCCTGTGATGAGATAGTTGGAGTTAAAATTCAAAGTGGTATTTACGTTGCCTCCATCATTAATTGAAATGACGTGATAAGTCAATATGTTTGTGCTAACATTAAATGACACTATCAAGTCTAGCTTGCCTGTGGCTCCAACAGGAAAGTCTGGGTCATGGAGAAACCAATAAATAGTTTCGGTAAAGCTATTCTCAATAGCTCCAATACATTTTGCAGAAGCACTTAAAGGAGTCCCATCAATATAGCTCAATGAAGTCAAAGGAGTATTGCCCTTGGTGTTTTCAATTACACCAACCTCAGAGTTCTCAGTAGAACCCATCCGTATATTCATAGCATCAATATATTCTCCGTCAGGGACAACTCTTTGGTCATAGACCTTATTCATTCTCCCTGCTGTGAAGTTCCTGCTAAACTTTGCCATCTTATTTAATTTGCTTGTCTAATCCTCTCAAATTCATTAAGAGTCTACCCGGATGAATATTACTGATTCTAATCTTAGCGTTTCTCAGTAAGGCTGATTTCTCCTTACGAGCACGAGCAACAATATATTCTTGAACTCCTAATTTGCTGCTCAATATTTCATACTGAATATAGGCATAAACGTACTTTTCAAATAATTTATTTACCGTAATCTTTGAGTTATCTCCCTGCTCCATGCCATCAGACACGTACTCAACAATACATGATTGACCAGCCATTGGTGAATCAAAGTTGATTACACCAGCTTTTCTATCAATGTTAAAGGTAGGGTTGAAGTTAGCCGTCTCAGTATTTAAACCATAAGCGGCACCAATGTTCCCTTCAAAATACCACATCCCATCATAGTTCCACCCTTCGTTACCATCAAATTGATTGTCCTTATTGAGGTATATACTTTTCTTGATACTTGTGATGTTATCTAAATCAATCTGAGAATACTCAGGAGACAATGCGTTTCCATTTTCATCAAATAGAATCCTGTATTGATTGTCCTGAAGATATGCTTTAGATGATAAGGTCTGAATGTTTTCAGACAATGGTCTCAACCACCCATCCTTGTAAAGAGATATTCTCACCCAGTTGACATAGTCAGAAGGCAAGATGTATCTTAAACTTTCAGATACTGTAAGCTCCAATACTTTTATTTCCTTAAAAGCATCGTAGTTCAACTCTTGAATAGCTCTCTTTGCGTGGAACAGTATTCTGTATCGCTCCTCATTGTTCACTAGAGAGTGATTACCTGAGTACATTAATAGGAAGTTGTTAACAATATCCTGAAGGCTCACATACTGATAAGAGCCCCAATTGGCATCCTCAGGAACAACGCCACCATTTTCGTAATACTGATATTGACTGATGTATGCCATGATTATTGTGATTGTTTTTGTTCTTCATTACCACCAAACTGTACTGCCTCAATCTCACGTATAGACATCCCTGCATACTGAAGAATCTTTGAGACAAGTTTTATCTCGTCTTCCAATGGAACTTCAAAGTCTTGGTAGTCAAGTTGAGATTGATTAAACACTGGCTCACCATTTGCCAAAGTAACATACGTCCACTTCGGGTCTTTTGGATACCTAAAGTAATTTGCATCAACCTCGTTTGGTAAATTAATACTAGCAGGATAAACTGTAAGGGATGAGCCCTCTTGTGTGTAAGCAGGATATAGTTCGGTAGGAGCTGTAAGGTTTGAGTTTACAAGCATTGTAATTTTTGAATGAGTAACCTTCTCTGCTTCACCTTTGAATACTCTAGTTGGACCAGATGCATCGTAACAAAGAACCTTGTTAATCATGAAGTAATCAAATCCTGTAGTAGTCGCAGATGGAAGGAAGAATCTATTTGAAGCTGGAGTCACCTGAGTAAGAGTAGATGTAACTATGAATGTTTCAACTGCTTCCTCTACTGCTTTACGTAAGTCGGCATAATCAGTTCCTGACATCCGAGCATTCTCCATGTTTATTATCTTATTGTACTCAGAAAAGTACTCTTCAAATATTTCCATCTGAGCCTGCTTGGCAAACAAGTTAAAGTCTGACGGAGATATGTACCCGTAGTTGTTCTTGTTCAAAACGGATAGTACCGTATTTCTAACAGAGTTTATCATTTTTTCGCCTTTTTACAAATATACATAAAAAAAAGAGGGCACAAAAAATGCCCTCATTTCCAAGTATCAGCAAATCATTTTAACTATTTATGCCAATATAGCATCTAACATTCTCAGTGAATCAATACCTTCGTCACTCTGTAAGAATCCACCTGCAATTTCATAGGGGTCCTCACCATAAGGGATTGACATCATCTTCTTTTTGTTAGTCGCTGTATTAAACCAAATCTCTTTATCATTGTTTCTCAAAATCAATAACTTGTTTTCGAAGAACATTCTGATTTTAGCTTGAAACTTTAATTCAGGGTCATTCAATATATTCAAAAACTCTCTAGGGTCTGTCTTGGCAAATACCAAGATGTCACGCTTCAATTCAGCTGTGGACACAGTCGATGGGTCCTTGCCAAACATTACTCTAGTAAGAGTTTCAATCTGTTCGATAGTCAATTGACGAGCTTCTACTAATGCCTCTACCTCTAGGTTCAAATCATTAACCTCATCAGCTGCTTCTTTCTCCTTGTCTACTTCAGTAAATATAATTCCATTTAATGGATGGTAGTGTAGGAACTGCTGTAGTACAGGGTTTTGCTTTGGGACTCTTAGGAATCCATCTTCAAAGATAATAGGCTCAATGATTGCATTGCCATCTTGTTCGTCTTCAAATGGAGACTTCTGATTTGTTGCATATCTAAGAGCTCGATTGACATTGTTCTTCTCATCAAACCACATAAGAGGAAATCTAGGGTGGTTTCTTGATGCTAGTGTGTAGGAAAGTGGATTCCCAATTTTAAGTTTGTAGACCTTGTCTACAGGTGTAACCTTAGCCATTTGTTATTGAATTTAATTTGATTTAAAATTTAAAATAAAGAAAGCCAACAAAGCTCTCATTTATAAACTATTTTGAATTAGCCTTTTTTTTAGCTTCCAATGCTGATTTAGCTTTTGCTTGTAGCACTTGCCCGGGCATTACTTGTTTCTTAACATTACCCATTGGTTTTTTTACAGATTGGTAAAGCCCAACTGATTTAGTCATTTTATTTGGCATGGTAATTTTTAGTTTATATTTTTTTAAAATAGAGAGAGTCAAAGCGACTCCCTCAGTTAATTCTTACTTCTTTGCTTTAAGCTTATTAACCAATTGTTTAGCTGCAGTCTTACTCTCACTACGAGCTATGTTTCCTTTTGATGTAACTTTTCCAGCTGAATTTCTCATAGTATAGTTATAAGTCTGTTCATCTGGATTGTTCATGTTTGTGGTATCAATTGACATTCTATATCCTTTTTTACCAACTGGAACATCCATTAATGGGGCTCTCTTATTAATAGTACTAGGCTTCTTTGCTGGTTCGTCAACAATTCTAGAGGCTTTTACTGTAACCTGAGGCAGTGTTTTTGGTCCCGGTCCTTTTTTCTTTGGTACTGGGTCTCCTCCCTTTTTCTTAATAGCCATGATGTTTTTTATTTAAAGGTTAAAAGAGGGGCCAATCGGCCCCTCTGTTTATTTATCATCCGTATCTGAACAATACGAAGTTGTTTGCACCCAAGGTACATACACAACGCTCAGATAGGAAGTTGACCTCCATTGCATCAAGGTCGCTGGTAGCAGCACCACCGGCAGAACCAGTAATCCAAGTCTTGTAACGTCTGTCTTCAGCTTCAGAAGCTCTGTAACGTACGTGCAAGAATGGACGCTTAGCGTTCTTACCCATGATTTGGTCATAC